GTTCAAGTCAAGTTCTTGCCTTCTGAAGTTCCCCCGGCTATCGAGCAGTATTGCCGGGTAATCGGAATAAACAATAGCTGGGACAATAACAGTAAGAACATAACCTTTAGCTTGGAGCGCCTAGACTTCGCAATCTTTATCCTAGATGACGCCGTTTTGGGTGTCCTAGACGACGACCGCCTTGCTTACGAGTAAAATAGAAGAAAGACATAAGGAAAATAATGCCTAGAAAAACCTTTACACCCGGCGAAGTTTTGAGCGCCTCAGACGTTAATTTGTATCTTTCAAACGAAGCAATTTTTGCTAGCTCGACTGCTACCGCTTACACGGTTCTTCCGGGCGACCGATACGAAACTCTAGTAATGTCGGGAACTGCTAACTCAACGATTAGCTTCAGCACCGCTACCGCATTCATAGCCGGGGAAAGAATAGATATCCTTCAAGAAGGAGCCGGAACTGTAACAATTGCCCGTGACGGAACGGCAGTATCTTTCGCAGGTCGCGGAACCGCAGGAACCGCTTATAGAATTGGTCAGCGTTACGACGGCGTTTCTGTTGTATGCGTGGGAACAAATTCATACAGAATTATAGGTAATGCGAGCGCCGTCTAAATGGCACGCAGTCCTTTAGGTATTTATAGCGCCGCTGCTGGCGGAATACTTCCACTTTCCGTAGAACAGCTAGTAGTGGCGGGTGGCGGTGGTGGTGGAGCTGGTCAGGCTGGTTCGCACTTCGGCGGCGGGGGTGGTGCTGGTGGTTATCGAACACAAACTACAACGCTTACAGTTTCGACAAATTACTCAGTCGCCGTAGGTGGTGGTGGTGCTACTGGTGGAAGCATTGGAGCTAGAGGAAGCAGCGGAACAGGTTCGTCATTCTCCACACTAAGTACAACTGGTGGCGGTGGTGGCTCTGGTGGTTTTACTGGTGCTTTATCTGGTGGTTCTGGTGGTGGTGGTTCCAACCCAAGCCCAGTCTACAGCGGTGCTGCTGGTACTTCTGGCGAAGGTAATAGAGGTGGAAACTACAACACAGCTTCGGGTGGTCAGGGTGCGCCCGGTGGTGGAGCTGCCGCTCAAGGCCCAGACGCTTCGCCTACCGCTGCGAATGGACAAGCCAATAGCATTACTGGTTCTTCAGTTACATACGCTAAGGGTGGCGACGGAAACACTTCTGGAACTGGTGGTGGAACTAATAACGGTTGGGGTGGCCGAGGCGGATTTATGGAAACAACCGCGGGCCAAAATGGTGGTTCTGGTGTTGTGATTCTTAGATATCCTTCAGGCTACACAATCACTATAGGCGCGGGACTGACTGGCACGACCGCAACAGTTGGTTCCGATAAAGTTACTACGATTACTGCTGGCAGCGGAAACGTAAGTTGGGCGGCATAATGGCACACTACGCATTTTTAGACGAAAACAACATTGTTACCGAAGTTATTACGGGCATTGACGAAACCGAACTAATCGAAGGATTAGATACTGAAACTTGGTATGGAAATCTTCGTGGACAAGTTTGTAAAAGAACAAGTTACAACAATCGAATCAGAAAAAACTATGCCAGTATCGGTTTTAGTTATGACTTTGAACTTGACGCTTTTATTGCTCCGAAACCTTTTGATTCTTGGATTCTTGAAAAAACAACGTGTCAATGGGAAGCACCAATCCCATATCCAAATGACGGGCTTTTCTATTCTTGGAATGAAGCCCTTACCAACTGGGTACTAGCTGAACCAACAGGAATGTAATGGCTGAGGAAACGACCGGGGTACGAATCACCCAACAAGCTATTTACGCTAAGCAACTCGAACACGGTGAAACCCTTGTCAAAATACTCGAGAAGCTCGACCACTTAGACGAAGTTCCAAACCGTCTTCGGGAAGTAGAACTAACGCTTGCCCGATTAGCTTGGATTGAGAAGATTGCCTACACCGGATTAGCCGCAGGAATCACCGGACTAGCTTCGGCTCTCTTTTCTCTTCTTGTAAAATAGAACTATGCGCTATCCATTCAATAAGCCAATCCCAACAATTACCAAATTAGGTTTATATGGTTGGAGAATCCACCCAATCGAGAAAGTTCGCAAGCACCATAACGGCGTAGATTATGCCGTCGAAATCGGTCGCCCGGTTTACGCTATCGCAAACGGAACCGTTGTCTATGCGGGAGCTTCAAAGCTAAAGTTTCCTAACGGGGAACCTGCTGGCGGTGGCTACATTGTTAGACTTCGTCACAAGGTAAACGGAGAATGGATAACTTCCGGCTACTACCACTTAAAAAAAGGCTCAATCAAAGAAGCCGGAATCAAGGTTGGGCAGAAAGTCCTAGAAGGCACGAAGCTTGGAGAATCGGGAAACACCGGAGAATCGACCGGGCCACACTTACACTTTGAAATTCAGCGTGGCAAATTCTACGTCTGGAACAATAAAGGTCTGCGCTACACCGAACCGACTAGTTACATCAAAACGCAAATAGCCCTAGACAAACTAAAGTGAAAATCTTTGATGCTCTAATGCTTCTTCGGGAACAAGAAGGCGAAGACACTTCTGGCCCGTCTTGGAAGTATCGCAGGAAACTAATTTACGGTGGTTATCGCTTGGGCTTCGTTATGATTTTCTTCGGAATGGGAACCTTCTTCTTTGACAAAGAAGTATCCGTCCAGCTAGTAGTCGGCGGGGTTGCTCTTATCTCGATTATCCTTACTGCGTACACGGCGTCTGCTACCTTTGAAGACGTGAACCTTTACAAGAAAGAAGAAGAATAATGTTGAACCTAGCTCCGCACACCCGCAAATGGATTTATGGAATTGTCGCCGCAACCGTCCCGCTACTTATTAGCTTGGGAACAATTACTACCGAACTAGGCGCGCAGATTCTAAACGTCGCCGCAGCTCTACTAGCAATCGGTGGTTCGGCCCTAGCGATTACTTACGTCCCCGACGAAGAGTAACGCTCCGCTTCAGTAGTGCCTCCCCAAATCCCCGCAACCCGGGTGGACTTGGCGTAGTCCCGGCATTGTACCCTAACCGGGCAATTCTGGCAGATACCTTTGGCTATTTCTTCAACTAATTTCTGGCTGATTTGGCTTGCTTCTTGGGCAAAGAACACGTCGGGCAGTTCTTCGCACTCGACGGAACCGACCTTCCGAATCGCTTCGTGAAGTTCTAGGTAATTGCGCTCAATTCCTAATAATTGTCGTAGGGTAGTCATAGTCTAACCCTAAAGGAAAGTTAGACCGAAAAGAGCAAGAAAGGGAAAAATGATTAGCAAGCTAGAACTAAAGGAATTAGGCGACGCAGTATTCTTAGGCGACTTCGAATCTGGTTCCCCTGAGTGGCACGAACTAAGAAACGAAGACGCAGCCGTGGGTGGCTCTGATATTGGAGCAATCGCAGGACTTTCTCCGTTTGAGAGCCAAATTACAAAATGGGCAAAGAAGACAAAACAAATCCCAGACAACTTTGAACCTTCTATGGCTATGCGACTTGGGACAAAACTCGAAGCTCCAATCCTAGAAATCTTCTCCGAAGAACACCCGGACTACGAAATCTTCACGACCGGAACTTGGGCGCATAAAGAATTCAGTTGGCAACGCGCTAACCCGGACGCGCTCTATCGGAAGCCGGACGGAACTTGGGGCATTATCGAAGTCAAGTTTTCGCGCGATTACTGGAGCGAAGTTCCGCAACACTACCGGGCGCAGGTGCTTTGGTATATGAACGTCTTTGGAATTCAAGAAGCAACGCTAGTAGCTCTAGCAGGTTCCAGCTATCAAGAATTCGACGTTGAATGGGACACGTTCGAAGCGACTTCTCTAATCGCTGCGGCTTATCGCTTCAGAGAATCAGTTCTCAATAACAAAATGCCGGACTGGGACGGAAGCAATTCGACCTTCGAAACTATCCGCGCTATGAATCCTAAAATCGAAGACGGAGAAGAACATCTAGACGAACTAGGACTTCACTACTTCGAAGCTTTGGGCGACTTCGAGAAGGCAGAAAAGAAACTTACCGAACTAAAGAGTCGAGTCCTGTCGGCTATGGGCGGAAAGAAAAAGGGAATCGTCTACGGCGAACACGCGATTAGCTTGCGCGCTCGGGGAATGGGCAATCCTTACCTACACCACGAAAAGAAAGGGAAATAACAAATGGCACAATTCAATCTAAACGAATACGAAACAGTCGAAGAAAGACACGCAAGAGCAATAGCTGAGTATCCAGATATCAGGTGCGTAATTGTGAATCACACTACACCGCAGGATAGAGCGGTTGGGACTTGGGTGGTAGAAGCTCGGGTTTACCTAAACGCTGAAGACCAAGAACGCGAACTACCAAAAGCTACTGAATGGGCTTTCGAAGTAGACGGCGTTGGAATGGCTAACAAAACTTCCGCGCTAGAAAACGCGTGTACTTCCGCTCTTGGTAGAAGTCTTCGCTGGGCATTAGGCGGTTCTAAAGGGCCGTCAAAACAAGAAATGGAAAAGGTTGCCCGCGGTCAGACTCCGAAACTTCCGAGCCGTGATTGGATAGTCGAAGCCGACGCTTTAGAAAAAGATATTGACAAGTTGCGACTGCTCTATTCAGAAGCGAAGACCGCTAAGGCTTCCGAAGAAGTGCTAGGTCGAATCAAAGAACTAGCAGCGTTAGCGGGCGCATAATGGAAACCCCCGGTCAAATCGTCGAGGAACTCCAGCGCATAAGTAAGGAAATGGAGAAGGGTGCTTCTGCTCTCTATGACGCAGAAGTAAAACTAGCGGACGCTGAAGCAAGCTATGACAAGTCAGTTTCCCTTTCCTTCTTGAATAGTCAAGGCACGGTAGCAGACCGTCAAGCCGTAGCAAAGCTCCAAGCGGTAGACGAAAAGCTAAAGGCCGACCTAGCCCGGGCTGAGTTCAATCGGGTAAAAATGAAGATGAAAGTTCTATCGGATACGGCCACAATGACCGCCGTTATTAGCCGTAACGTAGAACTCCAATGGCGGAGCTAGACTAATGGGCGGGAGAGTGGCGGCTTATGAAGATACGGGAAAAGTGTTCTTGTGGCGCAAGTTTTTACGCGTCGGGGGACGAAGCTACTCAGCTTTACAAGAATTGGATTCGTCGTCATTCCTGCCCGGCTCCAACCCAAGAAGAGATTCTCAATTTCAGAGATACGGACAGCTCTTCAACAATCGGATTCTCCGCAGACTATTCCGGGACGGGCTTAGACCTTCCTGCGAAGAAATATGACCCGTGGGAAGATGAATAAAAAAGAGTTCCAAAAATACTTAGACCGAGATAAGGCTTGTCCTTGTTGCGGTTCAACTGGGCCAGAACTTATTCCACAACACCGAGCTAATCGAGGAATGGGCGGAAGCAAAGAACGCAATCGCCCGTCGAACATTATTGTTTTTTGTTCGTATTCGAACGGGCTAATGGAATCGCAATCAGGCTTCGCAGCTAAGGCACGGACGCTAGGTTGGAAGCTCTACTCACATCAAGACCCGGCAGAAACTCCGGTGCGCCTATGGGACGGCTGGCACTTGCTAGACGATAATTTTGGAAAGGTTCCAACGAACCAACCAGACTGAAAGGAAAAAATGGCTGGATACGAACCACGCTTTGACGTGGCCTTTCAACGTGGACGACACGGGGAAGAGCTTTGCGAAACTTGCTTGGCTGG